TCTTCCCAGGTTTGCGGCCATTCCGGTCCACGTAAACGTTGACCCCGATCGGGATCAGCCATGTGAGCAATTTTAAGATTGTATTCATAAACCTTGATCGTTTTCAAATTCTTTCATCAGCTTCCGGCGGCTCTCGTCGAAATTCTTCGCCGCCCGGTTCAACATTATGATGTCGTTCAGCAAGTCGTTAAGACGCTGCGTGTTCTCCCTTGTATTCCATTCCTTCAAGTCCAGTAACTTCCAGTATTCGTTGATACGTTGTTCGAGGTCCCAGGAAATAATTTTTGTCAACCCAACCATTGAAGCGTTCGGCGGTATCGGCCCTTCGTGGTTGAATCGGTTGATGAGTAGCGCAAACCTTTCTTGCGATTCTTTTTCCAATATTTTGCGCTGTTCTTCTAAGGCAGCTTTGCAAACCTCTACATGCAACATCCAGCCAACGCAAAGGATGCATCCGATTATTATGAGCCAAAAAAGTGTTGTCACGTCTCATAGGGTGGTTAAAAAATTATGGCCTTGGTACTTCCGGGGCTTTCCATTTCACGCCTATCAGGGCCGCCGCAAAACCCGCCGCGCCAGCGACGAATGTTAACGGACCCCAATCAAACAGCTTTTCAAAAAGAATAATAATTCCGCTATTGACCGTAAACCAGGCAATCCAAATACCAATCGCTAACGCCGTGACATTTCGGCCGTCAGCCCAATGGGTGACCGTGTCCCCATCTTGTACCGATTGTTCCGCGTGGGCTTGTAACTTAGGATTCCGATACAATGCCCGGATAAACAAAATCGTCCCGGTCGCAAACTGAAGGTTTGTAAACCCCCCCATCAAAAGAACAACTTTTTGGTAATCAGTCATAATGCCGAGATTATAGTTGATGCTATCAGATTATGGCCAGCTTGATTGGGATGGACTCCATCACCGTTATCATATGTGGGGCTAATGCCTGTGCCCGCGCCCTTTAAAGGCGTGTATGTGTCTATGACTAAATCGGTGCTACCATAGTTAGAAACCAACCAGGCATTCCAAGCGGTCAAATCTATATTGTTCCGTGGCGTAGCTAACAAGTGCACAACTGATGCACCGCGTGATTTAAGATAATTTATAAAAACTGTGTAATTGCTTTGCACAGTTGATAAAGAGTATCCGAAAAACAAGTCATTCCCACCAGTCATTACAAGGAATCTTCCGGGAGTAAATAGGCCGAAAAAATCCCTGGCTTTAGTATCGTTGTACCCAACTACGTAATCGCTAGGGCCTGCCAGTACTTCAAATGACCAACCTTTATTGAATGCTACCTGATCTGCAAATTTTCCCGTATAGCTAGTCGCAAAGAACCCAGATGTTATTGAGTCACCAATAAATATAGCATTGGGGTTTTTTAAGGTATCCGATTCTATCTTAAAACTGTGAATATTCTGCGTACCGCCCAATATCCAAATCGCAAAATTACCCATGTTATTAATACTCTGCGATGGACCGCTAGGCGGTATTGCAGTGTATGATAAATTCCTGGAATAAGATTGTGTAATGTTTGTAAGGGTTCCCGTATACGTGTTTCCGTTCCTTTCGAAGATAAATACTAATTCATCTCCAGCAACTATAACAGCGGTTGTGCCAGAAGTTACAGCACCAACAAATCCATCGGCCGTAGTATTACCAGCCTGTAACGTGATCTTGCCCTCACTGGCACCAGTGGTGGAAAGAGCAATACCTAAAAATGATCTGCGCAATGACTCCGCAGTGTTTAATGTTTTTGTACCAATGGCAGGGCCAGTACTCGTAGAAGTATTGTCTACTTGTTGATAGGGGAGTGTGATTTTAAATTTAGTAAGACACTGAGCGTACTTATTCCAATTTATTCTATTAGTATATACACCACCAGTGCCACCGCTAACAATTAAATCAGCGCCATCCATACTAATAGTTGGCGTGCCTAGAACTGTATAGTCAGAGCCTAATGATAATCTATCGAACGAATCGTTTAGTAATACCCCGAGTGGTACCGTGGGCAGATCAAGACCGCGAGAAAATATACCAGGAAAAAAACGTCTCATGCGTAACCCTCCTTTCTAATTTTAGTAAAGAAAGCCTGAACATCATCATTAGACGTGGCCTCGCCAGTAACTTTAAATGTTATCGCCCCGCTTAGGTTCTCCGCCGCTGTTGCGTACTGACTTGTTACCGAAAGAACGGCGGATCCACTTGTAAATGTGGCGATACATCTTTGTGTTGATGCCCCGGTACGGTAAACAGAAACACGCACAGCCCAATCAGCTTGTGTGGTGACCGCAATTGATGCAGAGTCAAAAACAACTGTAGCTCCAAATCGAACCCTAACTCTTTTGTTGTTAACTGAAGTTGCAAATCTTCCGGCTGATTCAAAAATAAGAGTCTCCCCATCATTCGACATAGTCCCAGCCGGCACACTAAACGTGTGTAGGTCATCTTCTCCAGTGCCAACATTTCCAACTGTAGTTCCGGTATTGAAAATAATAGATACACCATTAGAAATACCGTACCCAGAAATAGTTGTCGGGCGATTTATGACATCTGTGAAAGAAACATCCCCAGAACCAAAAATATACGCAGTGGTGGCTGATGAAAACCAAATAAAAACCCCTCCTTTGGTTCCGCCTGGAATGGATGAGATTCCCGATAATGTTACTCCTGATCCGGCCACAAAATTAACCTGCCCCGCCCCAATATTTACAACGCATACCCAATAATCAGTACTCATCTGATCTATGGTTATATTAATTACGCTTGCAGAATTAGCAGTTATTTGTGTTTGATTATCGCCAGAAACAATAGGGTAGTTTGCGGTCTTTGTTGCCCTTAAACCATTCTTTACTTGAATCTTCAGGGGCGTAACTATACGCGCATCGTCAGTCCCCGCATTTGTTTCTGCCTGTGTAGCGATTTCAGCAATGCCCTGTGTGGATTCGCTTGCACTCGGAACGCTTGTAGCCGCCAGGCCTATGACTTGGAAATTTGTTCCGTCATAGACGCATTCGTATATACCACCCGTAACCAGATCATTAGCTTCAAGCGCAAGGCTTACGTTCTTCTTCATTGATATTGCTCCAAGTCCGTCAACATTCAATGTAGATGCTCCCGTGTTTGTATTCCCGAATTTTATTTTAAGCGATAGACCTGCCGTGTATGCAGTAATTGCCGGCGTCAAAGAAACTGTGTATGTATTCGTGCCCGATGTTGCCGCGTATACCTTTCCGCCTCTTTGTGTGATGTATTTCGATCCTTCAAGCCCAAACGCGGTGGCAAACTTAGCATCATCTATACCCGTATTTAATTCAGCGGCCGTGGCCTTAACCGGAACCGTTCCGCCAGTAATCGGCGTACGGTCAACCCATAGTATATCTGTCGTATCAAGAACTATAGGCACATTCTCCTGTCTGAATCTTTTACCTCCATTAACCGTCCCGGCGATAATAGTCACCTCAGCAAACTCAAGCCCGTGACCGTCTGTGCCATTTGCCTGCGAATCAAGCGTCCTGCCTAATTGCCATTTGGTTGACGGTGAGCCTTTGGATAGCAAAATCCAGGTCCCATTATACTTAGCATTGGCGCCAACTTCATTCTTAACCAAAACTCTACTAATCGTATGCGTTGCGTCATTTAGGACACTGTCCGTTGAAGGGAAATATCCGTTTACGTCGGCAAATAGTTGTGTTGTTGTACCAACAAAAGCTGTATATGCCGGCAAAGCTGAAGTAGTCGCACAATCCATCGCTTGTTTAACAGGCACATACGATGTAATCTGCTCGGCATATTGTTGGACAAAAGCATCCCCAGCATCAGCATAACCAAGCACATCTGCGATAGTCATGCCGCCGTCCTTGATCAGCTTGCCGGTGGTCAGATCAAAAACCGCAATCCTTTCATCGACCGCTACATTGGGCCCTATCACCACGCCGTCTAGGTTCGAGCGAATGATAATCCATTTGTCCCCAACGGTGGCCTGATCTCCCGATGGCGTGCCGTCTTCGGTACAAATTATCGAGTCTCCACTTTTCACCGCGATACCCGCAGCGCCGCCAATCTTCCCGTCCGCTGTGAACTTGTAGGTCCATCCAGCGTCGGCCGCAGGATAATCCGGTTCGGTCGAAGCATCTATACCGCCCTTGAAAACGAACGCGTCTATGGCGGCCAGCGCCGTGGCAATAGCGGCATCCCTGGCGGCCTTCGTATCGGCATCCTGCGCACCCACCGGGTCCGTCAGGTTCCCCAGGCGGTTGCCAGCGAAGTCAATGAACCCGGCCAGTGATGGCCACGGTCCTGCGTCCACTGCCCAGGAGCCCGGGCCGGTGCGTTTCAAATACCCATTGGTAGAAATCGCAGCAATGGCCGTGAGATTCGTGGAATCATCTTGCTTCGCGTTGACCACCAATTTCACTTCGTTGGCGTCCACGTCTCTCCACTGCCGGTCTGGGGTTCCTTCCGGATCGAATTTGCTTTTGTCTGGGTAGGTTATTGAAGGCATGTGATAAAATTAAGCATTTCGAATGTACAAATATCCCTTGTCGGTCAGATCTAATTTTGCCGAAGTATCGAACCCCTGCGCCACCCGCGGCAACACCGTGCCCGAATTCTCGCGCACCTTTACTGACATCGTTAAACGCCCCATCACTAGGTTGTCCGCATCGCTGTTTTGCGTATCCGGTTGTTTTATTTCCATACTCACGGCCGCGCGCGAGGCAATGAAAGGCATCTCAAATCCCAATGTCTTATACCTCGAATGCATCAGGATATTCCAGCACAACCCCAAAACCTTTTGAAGGCGCAGCATTGCACGGGAATCCCCGCCTATCGCGGCCGTCGTTTTCGCCGACGTAAACACGTCCAGGAAAAACGTATAGGTCCCGTTCTCCTGAACCGAAATACGGCCATCGTAATCGCCGCGCGCCATCACAACATTCACAATGTTCTCTTCTTTATCCACCCGGATAAAGCGTTCTACATAAATCTGAAACTTCAAAATCAAATCCTGATCAGGGCCCGGCGGCATCAACGCAGCCTGGGCGGCAAACTCATCCACCAGGATGGCGCCGATACGATCGCGCACAAATTCAAAGGCGCAGGTTGGTAAAAGTTCCGGAATCACGCTACTCATAATCGCCCAGCATAAAGACATTTAGGCCCACAGTTTCATCGGGATATTGTTCGTTGATTATGTACGTCCAGGCCTGGCCATTAACGTCCACAACCTCCACTTTGTCCCCCTTCATACTTAATTCCCCGGCAGCGTTTCGCGTCGGGTATCCCAGATCCGTCAGGAATTTTTCGGAACACGAACAATGGGCGTTTTTGATGTTGGTCATCAAACCTTCGGTATTGAACCCCATGTGGTGTTTCGTGTACAATCCACGCACTTCGGCCACTTCGCCGCCGACCCTCGCCGTGAACTTCAAAGGCCATCCAAACCCCTGTGGGTCGGATGTTATTTGTTCTATGTCCGTTTTTGCTTGTAGTATCAGGCTCATAAAAAAAAGGCCCATCGTGTTAGACGAATGGGCTTTTTCTCCTCAAAAGAAAATGAAAAATAAATCTATCCCAAAGTTGCTACCCAAAGGTCAAACAGATCGTCTTTGTTGGTCTTCGGATCAAATTCTACATCGGCCGCGGTCAGCGATTCCACCACTTTGGCTTTCGACAATTTATCGAAATCCTTTTGGCGTGATGCCTTCAATTGTTCCGCGAGCTCTTCGGATGTCAATTCCTTACCTCCACCTTCCTGGCCCTGGCTGCCATAATTCGGCAGCGGGGGGACTTGGTTCATAACGCCGGGGGATGACGGGGACTTGCTTGCGTTTTCAGCAATCCGCTTTTCCGCCTCTTCGTCAGAAATCGCCTTTATGCTGCCCTCCTTTTCGATGTCCTCTACCGGACGAGTGAAGCATGTTTGATCAACTACATCGCCGGAATCGTAAATCCGTTTCGGCGCTTTCCCTGATACAGACAGGGCAATGACAAGATACTTTTGCATATGTAAGGTACTTTTAAAAGGTTTTCTAAGCTACCGCCTTGAACGTGTAGATCTGATCGATCGCCACGGGGACGGGAAGGCCTGCCGATTCACAATGATATTCGTGTGCACGCTTGCGCTCATCAATGTAATCACTGAAGATAAACGCACCGGTCACAGGCGGGGTGTTGGGGCTCAAAAGCTGAGGGCATGCCGCGTATGACATCACGAAATCCGGAGACTGTGGCAACATGATGACCTTTTTGGGATCAACATATGGTGTCGATACGCTACTTGCGTTATCGTAAAATTCGGGATACGACCACAACAAGATCGTATAGGTTCCCGCAGTGATCGCGCCGTGGAATGACGAACCAATGGCCTGCCGTTGGGGTGCAATCACATCGTCCAACTTCATGTTGAAACGATTCTGACGATCATTGAATTGAACGTTGGCCAAAAGATCGGTCAACGCCTGGGAACCTAAAATGGCATTGAATACGCCGCCCTGGGATTTACCGACCTGGCGAAGGAAGTTCGCGCCATTCTCGAACAGCGTGAACGGGTTGATGGCGTTGGCGAAATACTGGCCGGCGCCGGGATCCACAAGGGATGCCGCTTTGCGACGAAAATCAATATCCGAAGCCGCGTCCAGCAACACCACGCCGGTGGTCAGGACTTGCGCGCAAAACAGTTCGTAAGCGCGTTCAATCTTGTCCTGCAATTGACCCATCTTAATGGTTGTGTCATTGATCAGCGCAGTGAATGCGGCGTCAGTGATGGACGTGGCACCATAAAGGCGATCATAAAATTGCAAGCTGGTCAGCGGGAAGTATTCCCGGAAATACGGAGGGATGATAATTTTTTCCGTCGAACGATTGAACCCGTTCAAATTACCATCCGATCCGCGCGTGACATCCACGGCAACTTTTTCAAAACCGCGTTGCACTTCAATGGAAATTTCCAAAGAGGGGACCGGGGGCACGTCCTTAAAAAAGGAACGCAAAAAGGCTTTGGGTCTGATTCGCTCTTTGTAAGTCCCCACCAGGGTTTTGGTGTAAAGGGTCTGAGCGTCTACCGTGTTAATATTCATACTGTTTCGTGTTTGGCTAAAAAAGTGTGTTTTAGAAAAAGTTTTCCCCCTTGCGTTTTTCCCCTGTTACGAATTGTCGTAAGCGCTTTGTTCGGCTTCCGACACCAGTTTGATACCCTGCGCGGCCAGGTGATCGCGAAGGCGACGACCCGAAACCACTGTATCCAACGTGTCACCACCTTGCAATTTTATTGCACCTTCCACAATGTCGCCCATGTCGTAAAAGAAAATCGTTCCGTCCGTTCCTTCATCAATGGCGTAATCATCCATTGCGACACCCACCGGCAATTGGCTACCATCCACCGCGGTGGAAACTAGCGCCTTCAGCTTGCCGGTTGCGCTCACACGTCCCAGGAGCGTACCCGCCGGCACCGTGCTGGCGTCATACGTACCGTTATTGTAAATGCCCTTTTGGCTTCTGGGATTCCAGATCGCAATTTTTGACGTGTCCGTGTTCACGATCAACATGTTGGGCGTTTGATACGGAATGTTGTTGGTGCTCATAAGCGGGTTACTTTAAAAAATGAGTTTATAAAAAACGCCGAACCTTAGTTGGCGTATTGTTTCAAATTTGCTTGGATCAACTTTTCAAAAGTGGCAGCCTCTTTGGGGTTTTGATATTCACCCTTTGATGCGACTTTTTTAATTACGGTCGCACCCTGAAGTTTGGCCGCTTTTTCTTCCTCGGTTTCTTCCTCCGTGGTAACCCCTTCGGCGGATTCTTTTTCCAAACCGGCCAATGCCAATTTGCTTGCCTGTTTCAAGACCATTTCATTGATCTGTTTCGGCGTCAATGCTTTACCGGATTCAATGGCCGCCAAACAAACTTTGGGGTCCACTGCAATGAACACCATGATGGCGTCGATTCTTTCTTTTTCGGCGGCGGCGGCTTCCTTGCGAATAGCTTCGTATTCAGCGGGGTGTTTCGCTTTGTATTCTTCGGCTTTCATATAGTCGTTTTTTGGTTCTTCGATGGGAATTTCAGGGTCCGGCACTTCCGCTTTCTTTACTGGCGTCAGCGCGAAAGCGGCTTTTTGACTCCAAACGGCAGACAGGTTTTGTGCAATTTCCGCACGTTTCTGCGGGGTGATGCTAATGATCCGGTCCACCAATTTTATTTTCTTCGCTTCCTTCGCGTTCAATGTAATCTCTATACGCGAATCCATGGAAAAAATGTCCTTCACTTTTGCGCCCTTCAGGTATTCCCGTTCATCCATGATCGTTTGAAGAGCCTGAACATCAATACGCGCCTTCATGGCTTTATCCAAATTGGCGTTCACAGACTCCAAATTTTCACGAATTGCTCCGGTGAAATATACCTCATTTTCTTCCTGATATTCCGACAAGGCTGCGCGGTGGATCATGAAGTTGGAAGTGTCCAGGCATTCAACATCGTCAGCGAACAGCAAAACGCAGGCACCCGCGGAATATGCTTTATCGTCCACCTTCATCCTTTTAATGCCGGCCTCCTGAATTTTGGCCACCAACCCACCGATAGATTCGGGATCACCGCCGGATGTGTTGACTCTTAAAGTGAAATCTTTATCGTCGGAATCAATCATTTGCTGCATTGCAATCTGCGCACTGTAGTCACTGATATAACCGTATAAAAGGATTTCTTTAGCCATTATGGTTGCGAATGTTCTGATAAATCTGAACTATTCCAAATTTCGAATCAAAAAATTTTATGCCTCCACCTTCGCCGGCGCTTTCTCAGCAGGCCCAGCGGGTACGGGCACTTCTATTCCGGCTTCCGTTGTGCGTGCCAATTCGTCTTCGTATTGCTCCAAATTCGCATTAAAATCCCCACCATTCAGGGATTCCGTGGCAGCTTCCGCAGTCGTCAACGGGATCGCCGCGCCGGTTACGCCCAGCTTCATGCGTTCGGCAGTGACCTCTTTTACCGGATCGATGTGGGGAACGCTCGCGCCCACAAATCGACATTTCCGGTATGCTCCCATCACCATGTAATTGCTCGAAAACTTCGCCTGTAAATATCCTGGGGCCACGATGACGCCGATCATAATTTGAATGTCCATCCAAAAGTTGTAAACATTCTGATAGAACTGGCGTTGGAAATTTTTCCGCTTCACCTGCAAAGTGTGCTCCCAATCCTTCAGCGCCGCGCGACTGGCCGAAAAATTGGCATCATATTTTTGCATGGCCACGTTTGGCGGGATCTCTATGGCCGCACAAAAAATGTCAATGTTGGTGCCGTAAAATCCCGGAAAATTGATTTCCTGTTTACTGTCCAATGCCGTCATTTTAGAAGCGATTGGCAGGTTATAAACCGATTTGTTTGTGGTCGCTGCCACTTTATCGGCCAGTCGTTGGCCTTCTATTGTGGCCGGAATATCTTCGTCAGGTGTTCCCCAGGCGGTGGCGATTTGCTTCATCATGGGGTTTTCTCCGGTGGACCCCAAAGCGTGTTCAATTGTCCATGGCACCTTCGCACGCTCTTCGGCACTGCCCACAGTGGCTTCCTTGTAGCGCTCCAATTTCTTCATCGTTTCCAGCATCACGCCGATAAGCGGCAACCCGCGATGGTTGTCCAGGCGATATTTGGAACCGTATATCATGAACGCCGTCACCAGGTTGTCGTTTTTACCCGTGCCCCTGGCGGCGATGCGTACCGTTTCAAAACTCAATTGTTCATTCCCTTCCAGGGCTGATTTTCTGACGTAATACGCAATGTGTTGATTCTTCGGGGAAAGCTCTATCCCGTTTATAATGCGGTTACCATTGGGGAGGACCGGGGCAAAAATATCATTTCCGGGCTGACCCGGTGGTGAAACAACATGGCAACCATCTATCAATTGAAGGGTGATATTTTTACTTTCATAACGCAGCACCACCAGCACGTCCCCGCCAATGATGGCATTTTTCAACGCGTCACTGGCCTGCGTGTTCAGGTCATTCATTCGAGCATAATCCGTTTCCTTTAGATCAGCGAAAACCGAAAAGCGGGATTCTACCGTTTCGGAAAAATCGGTTACGTCCAGCGTTATGCCCTCATCCTTCAGCACCCGTTTTGACGGTTCGGCCTGTAGCTTTAATCCACTACCAACCACCCACGTCAGGTAACGGCCCATAACTATCTGCGCCAATTCGCTTTCCATCATGGCTTGCCAGGAGCGCAGGCGCAAGAAATCATAAAGCGGAAAATATGATTTTATCGGGCCTAGTTCACCCAAATTTTTCTCCCCATCGAATCCGGTGGCAAACATGAAACGCGACATCCCCGTGGACCCCCAAAAGAAGTTCGCACTTTTCGGCTGGGCCATGTTCCCGTTCTCGCGGACCGGTTCCGCTTCTGCCACAATGGTCGGAACGATTGATTTTTCCGGCATGCCGCCGAAAGATCCCGCGCGCGTGTGCGCGTGGAGACGATCGTTAAAGCTTGCCTGTTTTTGGGCTTTTGTCTGATACTTATTTTCCATTGTAATATCCAGGGCCAGGGAAGTTTTTACTATCCACCAATCGCGTCATCCGTCCATTTAACCGGTTCAGGTACAATTGCTTTAATGCCTCCATATCCATGATAGATTTGGTGATGCCGGCAACTCCACGATAAGACGTGTTTATAATGGTCTGCCCATCATTAAGCGAATATTGCGATATGTTGTCGTTCGTCGCCGCGAGTAACGCGGTTGTCATTAACGCGGCAATGATCGCATCGATGGCAATTATCTTATCCCGTAGGGTTTTGCAGCTTTCGATATACGCCGCGGCTGAACTGTATACGACCATAATCCAAATCTAACCTTTTTTTATAAAGTTTTCAGTTCGTCTATTTTTGCCCCGTCCACGCTGGCGGTCGAAGCTGTGGATGTTGAAGCCGTTGGCGGGGTTCCCGGTGAAGACGGTCCCCCAGGCACGTAAGCTGCCGCGAACAGATTCCATTTTTGGACGTGATCATTGAAGTTGTTTTTCAGTTCATCAAATCCGGATTTCAATTCCTGAAACCTGGCCAGGTTTTTAGCGGCACCCCCTATTTCCATTGTCCCGTCGGCTTTCATCCAAATGTAAATGGCCACCGTGCCGTCGGCCTTTACTGAATAAACCCGGTGCTCCCCAGGTTCCGCCAACTGGTTTTTGTTGAGATACCCAACAATCACGGTTTGCCCTTTCTCATTGGTCGGCCCATAAATGGCAACCATGCCTTTCGGAGGATTCGAGTCTATGCCGAACGGGCCGGCCTCCAATGCTGTTTGTACATCCGATAAGCCGAACCGGAGTATTTTAACGACACGCCTTTTAAGATTGTCTATTTCCGCTGAAATTACTTTCGTGATCGATAGCATTTTAGTGCATGTTTATTCCTTTGAAAAGATAGGTGGGCTCGGCTGCTGAATACACTTCCGGCAAACAACATGTCATTGTCAGGGTTTGGTTTTTCTCGTCCCCTTTATAGTCCACTTGCTCAATAAACCAGGTGGCCTTTTTGTAAAGATATATCCGTGGGTTTTTCACGGTTATCAGGTTATTGGGCTTTACAATCACGCCATTCACGTCCCAGCGATCCGAGGTGATGGTTAATTTTAACCCGCGAAGTTCATCCGCCAGGATGTTTTTTGCGACCTCCAAGGTGTCGTTGTCATCCCCCGAACTTTGCGTGGCCACGCGCGGGCGCCTGACAAAGGGCACGAAAGGATTTGTTACCGTTGCCTCGCCGGCATTGCCTCCTTTAGAATCAGCTTGTTTTATCACCGTGATGGTCGAGTGCATATCCTGGCCACCAAAGTCCAACGCCATGTTGGTGAACGGTATTTCCCCGTTGTAATCCAAAATTGGTTTCCGGTTGGTCTTTGCCTTTGTGTATACCAGGTGTCCTTTTTCATTGTGGGTTATCACAATGTTCCGTTGACCGGCCAGCGACGCCAGGTATTCTTTTATTGTTTGCGTAGGTTCGGCCGTGGTCTTTTCATAGGCCTTGTCCATTTCAGCCGACACGCTGGGATCCACAACCATGGTGATCCGGAAATAAGAAAGCAACTTTTGGGAAATCTCGCGCAGCGTCAGCCCATCATATTGAAGCGGGTAGAGCTCCACCGGAATTTGGCAGTCTTCCAGGATTCCCGGGAAAGAATAACCCGAAATACCCACTAATTCGGTTTCCTTCGAATCATTAAATCCCTGGCTCATTATGTACCCGGTCAAAAGTAATTGCCCCTCATGTTCAAGGGTTGCTATGTGATCGTGACCGATGCACAACATTTCCTTATGTTCCAGGTTGTCCGGATCGAAGTACATTTTGAAACCAAAGCCTGACGCAACCGCGTCGTAACGTAGCGTTAAATCGAAGTCACTGAAAAATTTCACCGTCCGGGTGCGGATGCGGTCATTGATTTTTAAAATCATACGTAGTAAATCAGAATTGTGCCCTTCGGTATTTCCAACAACCGGTTCAATCCTATCTTATTGCTTTCGATAAACGAATCCAAAGTGGTATCCGTCGGGTCTGGCCCATACAGGCGATGCGTTAAAAGAATCGCATTCGAATCATATTCCAAAATTAAAGTCCTTTCCTGGCGCGCGTCAAGGGCAATGTTAAAGAGATTGGACAATGTGAATTTCACGATCTCATCCAACCCACGCATCGAATCGGCATCCGGAATATAGCTTTCCGTCGTGCCACCATTGTCGGTTTGCATGCCGTCCAGGTCATTCAGATAAAGACGGTACGAACCGGAAAGCGTGTTCATGACCTGCGCCACATCGGTGCGGTTCTTATAATCACCGGCCTGCGGGGTGGAGGTGGCCAACGCCATCGAAGAAATGAGCGTGCCGGCATTGTTTTCATAGATCCTTTTTCCCGATGGACTTAAAATAGTGGTCAGCCCCAGGCGAAGGGTGTTGAATTGTTGCACCAGCGTGGTCAGTCTGTTTTGTACGCTGTCAGCAAAAAGCCCGGGGTATGTTATGACCGCCTGCAATTCCCGGATCGCGGCCAGCGGTTCGGACGTTGCGTTGATAATGGCGGAATCTGCTTTGTTGAACCTATCAAAATACTCCTGCGCGTCAAAGGTCAATTTAACCTTCTTTACGCCGACTTTGTAAAGGCTGGTGTTGTTGTTGCCCAGGCTCACAACATCGGCCGTATCGGGCTCCACGTTTGTGGCAAAGGCTGCCGCCATCGTTTCATCCAGGTCAGCTTTATCGAGCCCGATTTTGTTCACCGGGTCCACGGTCATTTTCGGGGAATCTTCCGTCAAGGTTTCCAGCATCATGCCGGTGATTCTCGATACGTTGAATTCATTGTTATCGATACTTAGGCCGGTGGGCTGAACGATCAGGGTGCCGTAAAGGGGGTGTGATATGGTCCATGCCCTTTTGTCGTTTGCAGATATGCGGAACGCTTCAGCTTCATCCAAATGATCTTCCCCCACAAAGTAAATTTCCAAAGGGATCTCGCTACCCCTGGCCTCGCGCCGATCCACCAGGGTGCCAGGCTGATCTACAAAGTCGAACGATGTGGTATTGAAGTCCTGGGACCGGCTGGAATTTTTCCAAAGGGGGCGATATTCTTTCCCATCGCCTGTTCTGATTATGTAAGGACGTTCAATGTTCTGTATCCAACTCATTTGTTTAACCGGTCGATTTGTCGGGCGGCCTCCTTTGCGTAAATGTCATCCATTTTATTCGCACTTTCAAGGCTTGCCGTTTGCATGAAATGAGTGGCCCCAACCCGCACCGTGCGCCCCTTCCGAAATGAATACATGGCCGTTTTTTTAATCCCACTACGGCCTATTGAATCGATCCGCCATACCGTCCCGCGGGCAGTATTGCCCAAAACAAAGCCCCCCTTTCCTGCCTTTTTAGCCGCTGCAATAAATTGCGCTTTGGCAGTTCCGGGGAATTTCTTTGAATCTATCAGGTTTTGTATTCTGGAAAGCCTGTTCCCTGGGCGGACCGGCTTCGCGCCCGCGCCCCCGCGTGCGGCATCCATGGCAATAAATCCACGGCCACCAATGCTTCCCCCGTATTCCTGCTGTTCCAATTCGCCCACGGCTTTATCGACCGCCCGGCCGCTGCCCGGTGTAAACCCCACCACAGATTGCATATTGTTCACGTCCCAGCCATCAGCTTTTGACACTTTGCTATTCGCTCGAAAGAAATTTGGGGCCCTGTTTGTGAAGTCCTGGCGGGCCTGCTGGGGCATTGTGTTTTGTTTCACATCAAAAGCGGCACTGTTCAGGGTGGCCCGGATTGCCGACGGAAGGGCTGAACGGTGCATCTTTTCCAGGGTGTTGGTGAATTTTACAGCCGCGTCCGTGTTGATGTTGAATTTCATTGTATTAGATTTTTAAAAATATAATACTTACCTTTATCCTGTCAATCAGATATATGTCCATGAAAACCATCGCATTCCTTTTCCTCGCCACCTGTCTTTTAGGCTGTTCAGATTTTGCTGATCAGGAACACTTTTATGTTGATCCCCGCCTTTCGGAAGCCGTAACAGCCTTTTTTAAAGAAGCTGAAAACCGCGGAATTCCGGTTCAAAAGGATATGCTTTCCGTTGTCATTGGCCCCTGCTCTACTTCCGGCCGTTGTGAGAAAACCAACAACACCGCAAAAATCACAATCAACGAGTCGTTTTTTAGAAGCGGGTCGCCTGATCCTATCGCCCTTCAGTATATGGTTTACCACGAATTTGGCCACTATATGGGCCGTGAGCACAACGATAGTTTTTCAATCATGAACCCCAACACATATGCCGGGGTCTATCACAATGATGCAGCCCAGCGCGAAGCCCTCATTGATGAACTGTTTAAATTTCAATAACATCCGCAACAATCCGACATTTGTAAACGGACCCGCTGCCCGCCTGGGCTGTCACCAATAGATTCGATCCGCTCACAGAAAAGGAAAGAACAGCGGCGGCGGCGGCCGATATGTCGCTATCAACCGTAGTAATCGCTCCAATAATGGTTCCGGTCCCAGCTACATCTTTATATTTTGCCGTCAAATATGCCGAAGATCCTGAACCCGCCGGATCACCCCCGGATACAACTACCGACACTAATTTTGCGTCGATGCGCATGGTCTTATTCGCTGTCCTGGGGATAGTGATAATGGTAGTTGCCGTTCCCCCGCTGTTCGTATTGGCCGTAACGTCGAAATGGCGGATGGCCGCCAATGCTGTATTGATGTCGTTTATTTGAGTTTGCAAACCAGCATCCGCAGCCACTCGGTTCCCTGTCTCCACGGCTATTGCCGCGTTTCTGGCGGCAATCTCCACGTTTATAAAAATGGTGATCAGGTTGTTTAAAGCCGTGACATACTGGAAAGTGTTGGTGGCATTTTCCGGCAGTCCATTCGCCGCCACACCACCGACGTCCAAAAGCTTCGCGAAGAATTGATGGAAGTCAGCATAAACCAGGGCGTTCACCGGCGTGCCGTTACCGGACCCATCATTGTCGCGGATGTTACCGTAAGGATAAGCCCCACCAGGTGCGACGGTATTGGGCTTTGCTGTAATTGGGATAGCCATGATTATACGTAGTTTATAAACAAGATCGCCACGGTTTGAACGGGCTTCGTTTTCAAAATTATTTGTCTGAATTCATCCCGCCGCTGGGCGTCTACGTCGGCAAATGTACCCAAAGGATCACCGCCAATAAAGAACGTGCTTCGCAAATTTGTGCCGATGTTGAACACGGCATCCAATGCCGGATCGATATAATTTACCACAAGTTCAAAATTTCCACCACCATGTTGCGCATCCCCATGTTGAATATCCCCATGCTGAACGCTCACCGGCGAGGTGCCGCTAACGTCTTCCGCCGTCATCGTGATGTATCCACCCATCCCGTCAGGGAATCTATTTTCATAGACGAACACAGCAAACCCCGCATCCTGCAATTGCTTTTCCAGAAACCGAAAGTTCTCGCGCGCGGGCACCGTGCCCGGGTGATTCATCTTTCTAAGGATGGCCAATTTACGGTCCGCCAGGGGCACCAACGGATTGGTGATCAACCCCAACCTATGTTCCCAATCGGTGGCATCGTCCACCGTGAAATTGTTGTTATCCGGCAAAATGCTGTAAAGTATCGCGGTGGCATCCTGATAGGCGCGTTCCTCCGATGCGGCCAGGCCGTTATGCATCTTTTCAAATTCACTGTCTTCGGGCATTTTAAAGGCCCGCCCGCTGGGATACATCTGGCGAGTGATCGCTAAAATTTTGTCCTTTATGCTCATGTGTACGTGACAGAATTCAGAAAAGGAATGTCCCCATTGATAAACGTAAACGTCAGAACCGGCACGGAATCAATCAAAAGAATAGGCGTTCCGAAGGTGCTGCCCGGACGCACCACCAGGATTGTGGAAGCAATCCGGTTCGTGTCCAGGATGTCATTTTTGCTTTCCAGAACATCCGCACCAGCTACAAACGGTCGTATCCCATTTACCAGCGAAGTGATTGCCGCCAGGATCGCATTTTGAATCGCAGGCGTGAGCCCAACAAATCCGGGAATCTCTATGTCCACTTGCCTGATTGTCACCGGAAGGTAATGCACTTGGAAGATGCCCAGCGGCCGGCGGCCGCGTTCATTTATTGGCTTCGTGGTGTCCGGGTCGAGCTCCACCACGGCTTCCACATCGGTCAACATCGATGCCGAAGGCGTGCCCATGCCATCAATTGAATCCGCAATGGTCGCTTCGATGAATAAATTTATCTCATTTGCCGCACCGGTTTTCGCATACGGATAAGCCTGTTTTACTCCCTGAACATCGGCGGCCCATAATCTATAATCTGAAGCTGCGCCACCATTCGGTTCCAAACGATAAGCGTCAATGGTCTTTTGGCGATAGGCTTCAATGTCTTCAGCATCCAAAGGTTCAATTAACTGAACCGTTACCGTCGCCAATCTATTCGCGTTTTCGATCGGTGATGTTGCCGTAAGCTGATCGGCCACCAACAATTTACTGCCAATCCCGGCATCCAGCGCGCGCAGCGTTATGGAATCCGTTGTACTTACCATCGTGTGGGCCTGATCCAGGATAAACAATTTCCCAGGGCTTAAAGAATCGTCGTTGCTTTTAAAGGTGGTGGATGCTTTAATGATGGCACCAACCGTCCCGTTTACCGTTACTGTGTATTGTCCAACGAGCGCAGTAAAAGGATAACGTCCCAGCTTCACAAAGCCGAATCTTTCAAGTGTGCCACCCCTACTTTGCGGGTCGGCGGTGTCCACAAAAATGTTCTTTTGTAGCAATCCTATGGCCAGATAATAAAGTTTAAGCTTTGCAGCTTGAACCGCGGCCAATACCCGCAAAAAATTCTTCCCGAAAGTTGGTATAGCTGTTCCGTATTCCGCCTGAAGGTCCGCCAAAATGTCGTTGTAAAGTTGGGTTATCGTCGGAATCGTGATCATATAAAATTGAAGTCTAAATTGTAATCAAAACCCGTATTTCCTGGGGGCACGCCCGGAGCGTTTCCGGCGCTATACGGTAAAGTTAATTCCTTTAACGTCGCATCCCAGATGTAAATAAAATCCCTCTGTTCCAGGTTGTCGGGCTTTTGCAGACGTACGCCAATCACCAATTTATCAGTGGCCACAATTGAAACAGCCACCGCCACTTGCGCAAAGGCTTTCATGAACTTCAGGTCAGCGGCTACCGCTTGTTCGATCAATGCCCGACCTGAACTTGTTAGGGCGATGGTGTTTAATGCCCTTTCAGTCTGGGAATTGAATTGCAAACTTTGGTCGTTCGGCATTAACAAACCGTTTCCCCACCAATCAAAATTCTGTTGTGTGGCAATGCGCCGCGTGGGGGTATCTTCCCGAACATTGCCGCCAAACATGGCCAAATACGGCATGTTCTGAAACCCTTCAATGGTTAACAGATCTTTCGTTTTTTTAACCAGGTCCCCACCGTTTCCGGTTTCTACTATTTGCAAGTCCATTTTAGAACTGTTTCATTGTCGAAGTTATTCGCGGCTTTGTGACCGGATCGCCGGATGTTTTCATTGAAGCCCGACCAGTATTATCGTTTATGTCGATCGCTACATTTTGTTGTTGCGTGCTTTCGGTCCGTTGAATTAAGGCGTCCTGTTCAGCCTTCTTAGGATTCAATACCGGTGCAGTTGGCGCCAGCGGATTGCCGCTTTCATCGGTGGTTACGTTAACCCCCAAATCTTTACGGAACGCCTCTATCCCTTTCGCAGCATTTTCCGCCCACTGCGCGCCGGTGATCTTCGCGATAAGGGAAACAACTTGCTGTATCGGCATCAACACGGCATCCAGCAATACTTTTCCGATTGCCTTTAGGGCCCCCAGAATTCCGCCATTGTTGAACGCCTCCACAATCATGTCCCAATTTCTTCGGAAAGATTGAATTAAGGAAATCACTAAACCCAAAGGTCCAAGCAAGATGGATAAAGCCGCACCCCATTCATTCCACTTCCGAACAATAACCACCACCAGGGCGATCAGGGCAGCAATTCCCACAATGATAAGCCCGATTGGATTGGCCGTCATTGCGGCATTCCACAACCATTGCGCTGCGGTGACCACTGCCAGCACTATTTTATAGGCCCCCAGGGCTACCGCGCTTTGACCGACGGCTATACTTACCGAACCTTGAAAGGCTGCGCTAATCCCCAACACCAGGTTATACGCGATCATTGCCACGCGCGCGGCGATCAGCGCCACCTTTATAACCCCCAGAACGAATAAAAATTTAAGCGCCACCGCTACTATTGTACCCAAATTGTCGCTTAAAAATCTCACCGCATCTTTCGCGAAGGTCAACGATTGCCCGGCCTTATCGCTGCCGGTGATCAGGTTCACCCATGTATTTTTCAGTTCGTCCAGGCGCACGCGCAGGGTGTTGGAATTTATTTCCGCGGCCTGCTGGGCGGCTCCTGTCTTCTGAACGCCTAGCGTAAATTCTTTGTACAGATCAATATTTGAAAGCAAGGTGCGGCCGGTGGATATATTTTCTGCCCCAAACAATTTGTTCAAATAGGCATCTTTTGCCTTTGCCGTGCTGAGTTTATCCAGTTTCGCTTTTGCTTCGGCCAACGCATCGTTGATATTGAACAATCCGCTTTTATAACCGATGCCGGCTTTTTGAATCCGCAGAATAGATCCCTTCAATTTGTTACCAGCTTCCGAACCGAAGATGGAATATTTGGCCAGGGTTTGCACCAGGGCCGTGGACTCTTCCAAGGTGATGTTTGCCGATGACGCCACAGAACCGAAATTCACGAACGCATCCGCGGTTTGCGTTATGGAAGATGCTCCCACCGCGGTGCCCGCTGCCAATACGTCGATAGTTCTGTTGGCCTGATCCGCCGCCAAACTAAATTGGTTCATGATCCCCACCAGGCTTTCCGCCGATGGGCCCAATTCATCACCTGAAGCCTTCGAAAGAATTATGGCAGCCTGCGCCACCTGGCCAATGCCATCGGCTGTTTCGGCAAACTTCGCATTCAATCCGGCAATTTTCTCAAAAGCGGCGGCCGTGTCCACCGAACTTTTCCGGGTGGCGTTGGCGACTTCATTTATCTTGTCCTGATATTTAGCAAAATCCTTATCACTCAGATCTGAAACGATAGTACGAAATGATTGTACCGCCGTCTCATAATCCATTAAGGCATCCACGGAAAACGTGATCCCTCCAATGATCGCGCCCGCTATGGCTGCGGCTTTTGCCGCTGATAAAAGTTGCTTTTGTGTTTCCCCCAGGACCGGGGTAAGTTTTCTGAAAAGGCGCTCACCTCGCGCAATGCCGGCTTCAGCCTTCGAGGCAAAAGCCTGAACAACCATACCCATCTTTTTCACCGGCGCGCTGAACTTGTCGATAGCCGTGAAAATGGTAGGTATTTTGAAGGTTGTCCCCATTTACTTTTTCTTCGTTTTCAAATCTTCGTGGGATTCTTTTATGTCATCAATCCAAAAAACCAACCCATAGTGGTCTTCCCTATCAAAATAAAGGGCACCCAATATTTCAGGTGCCCAATGGAATTCCCTTGCGATGCTTCTGAACATATTTAGTATGCTCAATTCGTCCGTTCCGGGCGAGAATCCGAAGCCGCCCACAGTACCTTCGGGGTGGTCTATAGAAAAAAAATGGCTATCGACATCCCTATTTTTTTGTCTATGCTATCCAGCGCTGAAATAATCCCTTTGGGTGTGCTCGTGAGCGCGGCGAGTATCGCCGTCAATCTCGCATCCCCATCTTTTGAATCCACCCCTTTAAGGTAGGGACGTAAAATATTGTCGTTCAACCGGCTCCGGTATCTCAATTGAAGTACCGGGGTATTTGCTTCCGCATTGGGAACGAGAATGTTTTGCGTCCATTCGTTTTCATCCGCGTGGTATTCCAATGTGCCGTTCATCACAGCTTCCACCAGGATGTCCACAGATTCTTTTTGCGAATCCCGTGATGACTCAAAAATTTTCTTTTTGTCCAACCACGCGGTGACCTCACCTAACGCGGTTTCTTCATTTACTTTCCCCATAAAATTTATTTAAAAATTGACGTGTTAACCCACGATTTTGGACAATTCCCCGCCGCCCGATAGCTTAATGTCTACCGTGGCCGCGTTCGTATTACCTTCAAGATCACCGACTACCGAACCCGTTCCGCCCCATACGGTTCCGTTAATCCATGAAATGGTATAATCGGCATTGATCGGGCTGGCCGCCAGCTTTTGAAGCTGCGCCAACTCGTTTGCAATATTGGCATCCCATGAAACCGGGCCGGCAAAAGACCACAATACGCGGTTCATTTGTTTGATCTGACGGCCGGCACCATCGGCCATATTCTTGTCGTCAGTCGTTCGAATGCCACCCGGATCGAGCGTACAATCTTCTGCCGACTTCGGGAAAAGTTTGCCTGTTCCAATTATAGGGTGGTTGTAGGTGATCTCTAAAACATCACCGCCCGTTGCTTGTGCCATGTATTTTTAATTTAAAGTACCAAAATTAAAACCGGCCTGCGCTGTCGTGCTGGCTATTCTGGTGAACCCGCTGCGCTTGTATTTGAAAAATGTTTCCAGCCTGTCGGGGTTCACTGTGCTGATATTGACGACGATGGAATTTTTCATGAACGTGGGATCCACAACCAGCGACCGGCCGGCCAGGCCATCAGCGTAAGTATTCAAAATTTGCTTCCACTGTTTCGGCTTAACCACCTTGTCAACCAACACAATATCGTTGTCGTTGGCAATCGAATGATCGACCACATTGATTTGTTCCAAAAGGAAATAGCCGTACCGAACATTCATATCCAACATGATGTTGCGGCAATATCTGAACTGTGGCGGTGTTTCTCCAACCGGGTGGTAAGTGGTCACGAAATCCTGAACAATATATCGGTCCGTTACCTTGTCAACCGTTGAACACCCCTTTTTCACAAAGGCATCACGGTTGTTGTATTGGGCCATTGAGCCAATCGA